AGTCGTCGGCGGTATCGACCGCAGCGCTCAGCTTTGGTGGCAGAATTTCGCGGTCAATTCGGCGGTGGATTCGCGCGGCGCGGTGAGCGCGTCGAACATCCAAAGCTACATGAATTCGACGACGATCTCGCTCAAGCGCAATACCGATGGAATCGACCTGATCGTCGCCGATAACAATTTCTATCTCGCATATCTGAGTACTCTTCAGACAATCCAGCGCATTAGCAGCGACGGAGAAGCGAAGGGCGTCGGCGCGGGCTTCACGTCACTCAAATACTATGGCGCCGGCAAGTCCGTCGATGTGGTGCTCGATGGCGGCAAGAACGGGCAAATCCCTGTCAACACGATGTATTTCGTCAACACAGACTATCTCTATTACAGACCCTCATCGGAACGGAACTTCAAGGTGGTCGGCGGCGACAGAGCGAACGTCAACCAAGACGCCATCGTGCGAATCTATGCATGGGCTGGCAACTTGACGGTCTCCAATTCCAGCCTTCAAGGAGTGCTCTTCTGATGACAATAGCCCATTTTCAATCGAGCGATATCGGTCCAAAAATCTATGTTCCGGAGGGCCCCTACGGCGCCGCCGGCAACCTCCCCGTGCAGGGGTTCCGTCCCGGCGAGGTGGCGGAGGGCGAGGCCGAAGGCGAATTCGTTTTCGTTCTTGTGGACATGACCGCCGGCCAAATCATCAACCAAGGCGACGCCTTTGTCTGGGATAATTCCTGGCGGGCGACTCTCACCGGTTCGGTTGCGGCGGCTACTGCCTATCCTCTCGGGATGGGCGTCGGCACGGCGTTTTTCGGAGGCCGCATCAATGATCCGGCGGCGGCGCCCGCGGCTGGTAGCTATTGGTCATTCACAGCGACTGCGGTGGGCACCTACGGCATATGGATGCAGCGATCTGGCGCTTCGTTGCTGAAAACTGGTACCATCACGACGCAGGCGACGCAGCCCGTCACCGATTCAGCCGACGCCAATATGAAGGGCGGCATCGGCTTCGTGGCGCCTGGGACCCACACAAACCAGGTTCCAATCGGCACGATCGCCTCAATGCCGACTTCCATCGTGTTCACGGCAACCACGGTCACGGGGTCAACGACACTAACCGTAATTTCGTCCTTCCAGGATTTGGCGGTCGGCGACACTCTTTCCGGGACCGGGATCGCGACGGGCGCCATCATTGCGGATATTGGCAACGGCACCGTGACGATGAGCTTGGCGGCCACGGCGAATGGGTCCGGAGTGTCCATCACGGCGGCTATCGGATCGGCCTACGTCACCACGACGAACGGCTCCCCAGTCCTGACCAATGTGACCACGATCGCCGGTTTCTACCCGAACCAAATCGTGACGGGCACCGGTATCGCGGCCGCATCAACGATCAAGAGCATTGTCGGCAATGCGGCACCCTACACCATCACACTCTCCGCAAACGCGACCGCCTCTGCGAATAACATCAATGTGACCGTCTCCGCCCCAACCAACGCGGCGCCGAATTACCTCGAGGCCATGCTGCGGTGGCCATACATTTCATCCGTGACAACCTAAGCTAGGAGTCTTTCAACAATGATTCTCCCTACTGTCGTTGCAATGCTAGCGGGCCTCGCGACCTCGACCTCCGCGCCCGATCTCAGCAAATACAAGCTCACCTATTCGACCACATTCTCAAGCCTGAGCATAATCCAGGATTGCAAGGGAACGATCCCCTGCTACGGGACGCCAGGGCATACCTGGTTCAGCTCGATCCCCAATGGCTTCGGGCCGAAGGAATATAGTGCCCTGTCAGCCGACGTTACCGGTCTGCATATCACGGCGACCAAGGACGCGGCCGGCAAGTGGCATTCAGGAGAGGTATCGAGCTGCGACAGTAGCGCCCCGCCGAAGGGCTTCCACCAGGGCTATGGCTATTACGAGGTCAAGGTCAGGGAGCCGGTTTCCACTCCGTCGCCTACTGGCGGCGCAAGCGGCGTCTGGACATCGCCATGGATGACAAGCGATCCCAAGCTCTCACCGTTCCCGCCAGGCAATGAATGGGACATCAGAGAGTATTATGGCGGGCGCGATCCCGCAGACGGCGTGCAAGATGGCTGGTGGACAACATGGCATTTCACAGACCCGTCCGGCGTAAGAACCTCCCAGGGGAAACATCTATTTCTGCCAAGCCATACCTCTGAGAGCGCGGCCTATCACGTCTATGGACTGGACATCGAACCCGACTTTTCCACCATGTACGCCGATGGCGTACAATTATGGCAGGTAGCATCACACTCTGAATTTGGCCTGGAGCATTGCTTCTACTTTGATTACGCCTTCCAAATTCAGCTTGGATGGGATGGACGGATCTCCGGCTCCCACTATGACGTAATGTACTTCAAGGCATACCAGCGCCTCTAATATCCTTGCGGCGGATTCCGTGCCATGTATCAAGACCCTGTTTTCGCGTCCGTAAACGAGCATGGCGGCGTTGACTATACGCCGCACAACAAAGGCGTCACGCCGGTTTTCTTTGTCGAGTCGGTGATCGATCCGGCGGCTTCCGAAAAGGCTGGACGCGCGATCTATCAGGACATGGAGCGGGTGCGCATCCACGTGGCCGGCGACTCTCTTTCGGTTGCCGTCAGCCCCGTTGACGAGGCGATCAAGCAACGCTTCGAGGAAGCCTATACGAAGTGGAAAAGCAAGGGGCGCGCTCTCGTCAATGGTACGCCGCTCGCGAAATGGCCGCTGGCCACGCCGAGTTTCATCAAGGAAATGGAGTACCTGAATATCCTTTCCGTCGATGATTTGGCCTCCGTGGCGGACGTGCATCTCGACCGCATCGCGGATGGGCGGCAATGGCGTGATCGCGCGGCGGCGTGGTTGAAGTCCGCAAAGGACGGCGCCGAGGCGGCCCGGTATGCGGCCGAAAACCATCGGTTGCGGGAGGAACTTGCTCGTCTGTCAGATAGGTTGTCAGACTTAGAGAATGGCTCAAATGCCACGGTGCCACAGTTCGCGGATCGAACGATTGCGAGGGCGCCGCTTCTTTCTGATGAAGAAAGAGGTGACGCACTTGAGCGCGTACAGAACGCTCGTACCGCTAAAAGAATCAAAGCCAAGCGCCCCGTCTCCCCCGAGCGCCGCGCGCAATTGGCAGCGCAGCTTGCAAAGGGCCGCGCGGCAAAAAAGAATCCGGCGCCGTCGTCCAACCAGCATCCGCATCCGTCAACGGGCTAGCGTGCGAGGCGCTACAAGCAGGTGTTCGGTTCTGGCGCTGGTAGAGACATGACGGCCGTGAAACACTTGAAGGCGGGTAATACAAAATGGCTACAGGACAAATCACTGCCGAAGTAAACAACGTAGTTCAGCCGTTGATCACGATGTGCCAGGCGCCAGGCGTCTTGGCAACCGGAGGCGCTCCGGTGATGAAAGCTAACCTTGTGGAACTGCAAACGGCGCTTCAGGCTATCGTGACGGCGTTGACGACGCAAATTGCAACTCTGTAGACGCGGGGCAAGGGGATGATAGATGTCAATCCTTTCCATTGTCCAGGACGCCGCTGTCAATTGCGGGTTCCAATCGATACCAGCGACCGCAGTTTCTAACGCAAATCAGGACGTGCAACAGCTCGTCATCTTCGCCAAGAATGCCGGGCGAGAGCTTATGGAGCGCGCGAACTGGGTCAACCTTGACACCGCCGGAACCGTGACTGGCGACGGGGTATCGACCCTTTTTCAGCTTCCGATCGATTGGGATCGATTCAGCCCAGGCGACAAGAGCCCGCGCGGTGCGCTGGTCTCGAATAAATTCCCTCTTCTTCCGCTTTACGGGCCGATCAATACCGAAGATTTGAACCTGCTCAAAGCGCTTCCGGCGTCCACGGTGCGGCCTGTATGGCGCATCATCGGCGGCGCGCTGGAGATTTGGCCGGCGTTATCGGCCGGCGAGATTGTCACTTTCAATTATTTTTCTCAGTATTGGATTATGAACGCGGGCCGCACGGTGTCGCGGCCCGCCTGGCAGGCCGATGATGATTTTTCGCTCATAAACGAAGACACGATCATGAAAGGTACGGTCTGGCGGTGGAAGGCGTCGAAGGGATTGCAATATGCGGAGGAGTTCCGGGCTTACGAAATGTCGTTTGCCCGCAACGCCGGCCAGCAGCAGACAGAGCGCGTCGTCAGCGCCTCGAGGAAATACGTCTTTGGAGAGCAGACCTACCTTGGCACGATTACGGACCTCACAACGCCGATAACGGGCTGAAAAAGGAAAACAAACATGGAAAAGTACCTGATTTGCGCTGCCGCGTTCTTGGGCGTGGTATTCGCCTCGTTCGACGCTTCGGCGGATTTTGCCATGTCGAGTATCGCCGGCACTTCGACACGGATCACGGCAACTGGTGATGTAAACAGATACGAGCAATGTACGGAATTCACTCAAGCCACGATTGTGGCGTCGATATCCGGCGCGACGAAAGCTGGAGACAAGTTCACTGTCAATCTTCGCTGCGGCACAATGAAATTTCCGGCGCTTGTGGCAACCGTGCCCGCGGATGGTGGCAACGATGTGGTTTCCGGTCTCGTTGTCATCCCTCCTGGAACCTCTGGAATTCTCTACCTTGATGTTGCTCCCAATACCCAAGCCGGCACGTGGGCGGCCTCACAAGTGATGCAATGAAATACGGCAATGCTTCAAACTGCCCTTATCGATAAATCGAAGCAAGAACCTCGATCGCAGATTTCGCAATCGCGGACGATCATTGCGCCGATTAAGGGTTGGTATGTGGGCGCGCCACTCGCCCTGGCACCGGAGCAAACCGCGGTGCTCCTCGAGAACGCCTTTCCAGAGGTGGATTTCGTAAGAGCGCGTGGCGGCGCATCCGTTTTCGCGAGCGGCATGGCGGCCGCGCCCGTCACCACGCTAATGCCGTATAGAGCCACCGGCGCCTATAAGATGTTCGCCGCTTGCAATGGCAATATCTATGATGTGACGAATATCGGCTCGGTTGGTGCTCCCCTCGTAACTGGTCTGAGTACGGCGGCGCCGGCGTTCTCCTATGTGTTATTTGCGG